CAAATGACGGAAAAGTTACATCAGACAATAAACATAATATGTTTGGATATAAACCATATTATAAATCAATAACTTGTTCACCAGTACAAGATACACAATTTAGAGGAGTATAAAATGGGAATACCTAAAAGAAAAACAAACATATCAATCTATACTGAAAAAGTATTGACTGAAAGAAGACAAGAATTATTGGATAGGATAACAAAATCCGATACATATCTCCCTGACTCTGTATTACACGATGATTTAGATAAGGGGTTTTTAGAATATGTTACCAAAAACTTTCAAGTGGTTTCTGACGGTAAGAAAATACCAATTATTGATAAAATATTAACCGTTCAAAGGTGGGGTGAATTTACACAAACATGGACATTTACAAATGACGATGGTAATATTGAACTTCCCTTTGTTGCAATTGTTAGAAAACCTGACGTTCAACCGGGTACAAATCCATCAGTACAAAGAACGATTCCCGATAGACACCAATTTTATTATTCATCTGTTCCCACATGGAACGGAACCTCGATAGGTGCGGACATCTATAAAATACCTCAACCCGTACCTGTAGACATTACATATGACGTTACTATTATATGTAATAAATTTAGAGACGTTAATAAATTTAGTAAAATTGTTTTACAGAATTTTTCATCTAGACAAGATTATACAACTGTTAAGGGTCATTATATTCCTTTAATTTTGGATAAGGTAGAAGATAATACACCAATGGAGACAATAGATGGTCGTAGATTTTATGTTCAAAATTACACATTTACAATGTTAGGTTTTTTAATTGACTCTGAAGAGTTTGAGGTTAAACCAGCAATTAGTCGTTTTTTCTTAATGAATGAATTTGCAAAAGAGGGTGCTGGTCGTAAAAAATATGTAAGTAAAGCTATTGATATTACCGTAATGTCATTTACGGGAGATGGTTTACAAACAGCATTTAGTGTCGGTGAAAGTATTGGTACTTTATTTAGTGTGACAATTAATGGTCTATTACAGGAAAAGAACGTCAACTATTATCATATTTCATATACATCAAAAATTACATTTGTTGAGGGTCCACAAGAGGGTAGCACAGTTGTAATATCATACTATAAAGGTAGAAATAACGTAATAATTGATAATTATGGTAAATTAATACAAGTTACCACGGAATATTTTACATACAACGGAACTTCAGTAGTCTTTAACACTTATAATAATATCAATAGTATTGTAACATTAGATGTGAATGGTCTTGTGGAAGAAGAAGGTAGTGGATTTGAAATAACAGGTAGTCAACAGATTACATTGTTAGGAACCCCTTACATTGGTTCAAGAATTGGTGTAACATATTTGTATTAGTCATCACCATAAATGTCTTTCTTTTTTGGTTTACACAGGTCATCTATAAATTTTTCTAAAACTTTGTAGATTTTAAATCCACTCTTTTCACAATGGATTTTTAACATCTCATGGTGTTTTTCACTAATTTTTACGTTTTTTGTTTTGTTTTCCATAACTAAGGATAAATAAAGATAAAAAAGGATAATTTACTATCTTTTTATAGAAAAGTACGGAAATCTTTGCTAAAAACAAAGATATTTATAGAATAACTAATAAAAATAATTAACCAAACAACAATCGATGGCAAATTCAAACAGAGTATTCGTTTCTCCCGGTGTGTATACATCAGAGAAGGATCTAACATTCGTGGCTCAAAGTGTCGGAGTAACAACATTGGGTTTAGTAGGCGAGACTTTAAAGGGTCCAGCTTTTGAACCTATATTAATTGGAAACTTTGACGAATTTAAAACGTATTTTGGACCAACTTCACCCGAGAAAGACGGTGCAAATAATCCTAAATACGAATTAGCATATGTAGCTAAATCTTACTTACAAGAGTCTAATCAATTATTCGTAACAAGAATTTTGGGAAAGACAGGATATAAACCAGTAAAAACATTCGGTATTAAAACTTTAGGTGGTGTTACTGGAGGTGCGTTAAGTGGAAATACTTCAGGTATTGTATTGTCCGCAACAACTGCAACAATTACAGGATCAACCATATATTCTGAACTTTCAACTAAAGTTGCAACTAACGGAGAATATATCACAACCTTTATTGTTAATAAAAGTGGAAAAAGTGGTGCCGCTTACGCAAATAATGATTGGTTCACCATCGGTGAGGTTCCATCAGCAACAATAGCAGCTCAAACAGGTACAAAATTAACTTCACCAATTGGAGAAAATAATGAAAACAATTGGTATAATACTTTTTACACTAAGACAGGTGCTACCGATTCAACAATTGATGGTGTTTATTCATATCTTTTTGTATATGATACGGCAACAGGAAAATTTAACGTAACACGATACAAATATCGTGCATCTTTAAATACAGATTATAATGGCATTGTGGTTGCATCTTTAAGGTCAAGAGGTCAATATAGTGCATCAAGTCAATTAATACTTGAGGTTACAGGAAATACAAGTTTCTTGTTAAGTGATGTTGACGGTATTGAAAGTGACCCATTGGGCGAGTTTACAATTAATGTAACAGGTGTAACTAGTGGTGCGAAATCATTTACATGTTCTTTAGATGCAACATCAACAAAATATATAACTAAAGTTTTAGGTACTTCAGTATTTGATAAAGATAATGGTAGTTACCCATTATACGTTCATGAAGTCTATCCTAATTTATTGGACTCAGCTTTCAAACATGGTTATATTAGAGGTATAAGTTTAGACGAGGTTTACAACTCAGAAGGAAATAATTTCTTAAGAGAGTGGGACACACCTTCTTCACCTACAGTAGTATCTGAAGTTAGAGGTGGTAATGTTTCTGATTTATTTTCAGTAATGACAATTTCAGACGGAGACGCCGCAAACACACAAGTAAAAATTACTATTCAAAATATTAATTTAGATACTGCAGAATTTGATATGATGGTTCGTGATTTTAACGACGCGGATGATAATCAAGTTATTCTTGAGAAATTTACAAGATGTACAATGAATCCAGATTTACCAGGATATGTTGCAAGAAAAATAGGTACTTCAGACGGTGAATATGAATTACGTTCAAAATTCATTATGTTGAATATGGCATCAGACGCTCCAACCGACGCTTTTCCCGCAGGATTTAAAGGATTTACATCTGCTCAATTATCGGGTTCAACCAAATTAGGTAGTGTGTTGTTTAAAACCACATTCTTAGACGCGGGTGACACTGCATACTATTCTGCTGATGGAACCGCTAACCTTTCAAATGGTGATAAAGTTAAAAAAGTATCTTTAGGACTTTCATCTCAAACAGGTACTAAATTCGATGCTGATTTATTTAAATTTAAAGGGGACAACGCATCGTTATCAACTTTTGGTTTCCATTTATCAACAAATGCAGATTCTATTGTTGATGTGAGCGGTAAAACAATTTATCAAACAACATCATATGATTTAGAAGGTCAAACTGACCCAACAAACAACAAATTAGCAAACATCAACTATCGTAAATTTACATTTGCGGCTTGTGGTGGATTTGATGGTTGGGATATATACAGAGAAACAAGAACACTTGGTGACCAATATATCTACGGTAAACAAACATACATTACAGGAAATACCGATCATGGTGGAGTATTCAGTACAACTATTGGAAACTCAGACTATTATGCATACTTAACAGGTATTGAGACATTTGCAAACCCTGAAGCAATTGATATTAACGTATTCGCAACTCCAGGTATTAACTTCTACGACCACTCTTCTCTTACAAGTCAAGCAATTGATATTATTGAGAACGACAGAGCGGATTCACTTTATGTAATATCATCACCTAACGTTGATGACGCTGCAACTGTTACAGGTTACTTAGATGATTTAGGAATTGATAGTAACTATTCAGCAACATATTGGCCTTGGATTCAAGTTAGAGACACAGATAATGCAACTCAACTTTATATCCCACCAACAGGTGAGGTATTGAAGAACATTGCTTTGACTGATAATGTTTCTTATCCTTGGTTCGCGGTGGCAGGTTACTCAAGAGGTTTAGTAAATGCAATTAAAGCTAAAAAGAAGTTAACTCTTGATGAAAGAGATGAACTTTACAAAAATAGAATTAACCCAATCGCAACATTCTCTGATACGGGTACTATCATTTGGGGTAACAAAACCCTTCAGGTTAAAGAATCTGCACTTGATAGAATTAACGTAAGAAGATTATTATTGAGAGCAAGAAAATTAATTTCAGCAGTTGCGGTTAGATTGTTATTTGAACAAAATGACGAACAAGTAAGACAAGAGTTCTTAAGATTGGTAAATCCTATCTTGGAATCAATTAAGAAAGAAAGAGGTTTATATGAATTTAAGGTTACAGTTTCAAGTGACGTTGAAGATTTAGACGCAAATACATTAAGAGGTAAAATCTATGTAAAACCAACTCGTTCTCTTGAATTTATTGATTTGGAATTCGTAATTACTCCAACAGGAGCATCATTTGAGAATATCTAATCTAAAAGTAAGGTATAAAAATAAGAAAGGGGAGCCGAAAAGCTTCCCTTTTTTTGTGTAGAACGTTCCATGTGGAACCAACTGGTATAAATGTTTTATTATTATATTGTGCCCAGTATACTAGAACTAGATATACTGGTATTTATATTATATTTTATTTAAACTAGAAATATTATATTATTTATTACTGGAACTAGATATACTGGGTGTTTGTAAAAAACTACGAAAAATAATTGATAAAATCAAGTTCTGGACCAAAAAT